TTTGCGAGGAAGTGCGATGCACTATTACAAAAGAAACCTAGGCGACTACGCCAAAAAATGCGGACGGCTGTCCATGTTGCAGCACGGTGCGTACACGCTTCTGATCGATTCGTGTTACGACCGTGAGAAGTTCCCCACGCTTGAAGAGGCCATCGAATGGACTTGGGCCAGCACCGAGGCCGAGATCGAGGCGGTCAAGTTCGTGCTCAGCCGGTTTTTCAGGCTTGACGAGGATGGCCAGTACGTGCAGGAGCGCATCCTGGCCGAGCTGCTTGACTACCACGCCAAAGCCGACAAGAACAAACAGATCGCCATGGATCGCGAAACGAAGCGTAGAGAAAAAAGCACGAAGCGTGCACCAGTCGTAGACGAAGCGCCACCTAACCAAGAACCAATAACCATAAACCAAGAACCAGTAAAGAAGATGCAGCGCGGCACGCGCTTGCCAGCAGACTGCCTCCTTCCTGTCGACTGGTCTGAGTTTTGCAAACAGGAACGGCCAGACCTTGTGCCCCGGCAGGTGTTCGACGAGTTCAGGGACTACTGGATTGCACAGCCTGGCCAGAAGGGCGTCAAGACCGACTGGAACGCCACCTGGCGCAACTGGGTGAGAAGGCAGAACCAGGCCCGGACGGCTGGCCGCACTGAGCACAAGCATGCGGCAGCAGCTCGGGCGATCTTTGATGGGGTGTTCGACAATGAATAACCTCGCCACCCTTGCACAGCAGGCCATCCAGCATGCTGGCCAACAACCCACACCCAAAGGCGACAACCCGACGATCCGCAAACTGTTTTTGATTTTGCATGGTTCTTACGGCAGCCTGTTCACCACCAAGTTTTCCACAGGCGAGCGCGACGCCAACGGCAAGGACAAGGGCATTCGTGCCGCCATGCTGGTTTGGGAGGCAGCCTTGGCCAAGTATTCACCGGACACCATCGAGACGGCAGCCAAGCGCCTGGCCGACGAGTGCCCTGACTTTCCGCCAAACCTGCCGCAGTTCGAGGCGATCTGCCGGGCGGTGATGCCGCGCCAGACCATCACAGACGAACGGCCGCGTCAGCTGCCACCGCCAAACCCGACTGGCCCAGTGGAGTTTCAAGCCATGAACGATGGCCGAGACTGGGCACGAAAGATTCTTGCCAGGCAGACTGCTGGACACAGAATCAGCCTCGGAAGCATTGAGTTGGCCAGGAAGGCGCTCAGAATCCAGGAGGGCGAATGACATGCACAGCCTGCCAAGCCCACGCACAGAACCCGCTGTCTGGCCAGTATCACTTTGGATGCCTGTCGTGCTGCACCCGGCTGGTGCTGAGCGCCCGGCCGAACAAACAAGCAGCAGCAGGGATGCTGGCAGCGATTGCCAGATACCCACAGAACCCTGGCCGGGAGCGCATCTTGGCATCCGTCGCCCAGGCATTGACGAAACCCCACTCAGCCTCGAAGAGTGCTGGATCGCAGTCCGGGAGTGCCTGACATGACCGAGCGCCAACGATTCACCCTCTGGGAGCCAGTCCAGGCCCACAAAGTCCTGACGCAGCAGATCTGGCCGCTGCTTAAGTCCCTGCTGATGGCTGGCCACCGCATGGTGGTGGAGATCAAGCCAGAAACCCGCACGCTTGCACAAAATGCGCGTTTGTGGGCGATGTTGACCGATGTGGCCAAGCAGGTCGACTGGTACGGCCGCAAGCTGAGTGCCGAGGAATGGAAGCACGTGATGACCGCATCGATGACCAAGCAGGACGTCGTGCCTGGCATCGATGGCGGATTTGTGGTGCTCGGCAAGTCCACCAGCAAGATGACCAAGCCCGAGATGAGCGAGCTGCAGGACTTGATTGAGGCCTTCGGTGCGCAGCAGAACGTGCGCTTCACCGCGCCTGAGTACGTTGACCCAGAGACTGGAGAGATCACATGAGCAACATCACACCATTGCGCGGCGCGTCCGTGCCAACCAACGAGCCGAACGCTGCCTTGGTGGCTGCGCTCAAAGACATCCTGGCCGACGCTGAATCTGGCCGACTGCAGTCATTCTTTGCCGCAGGCTTTCTGGCCGATGGCCTGCGAATGTCCTGTGTGCTCGGTGACCATTCCAACGTCTACGAGGTGATCGGCTCCATTGAGATGCTGAAGCATCACTACATCACAAACCACACGGAGAGGCTATGACAACAGCCCACGTTCGCTCCATCATGAAGTCGGTCATTGCATCCGGCTTTGACCCGACCGAAATGCAGTGGTTTGACATTTCAGGCGCTGACCTGTCCACCGGCATCAAGATCGACAACCTGACGACCCACCGGCCACCGTTTGAGAAAAGCCTGGTGCTCTGGGCTGGTCAAACCTCAAGCCATGAGCGTTACGAGATGATGATGCTGGCCGCTGGAGACGATCCAGAGGAAGGTATCGTGCTCGATCTGAGCAAGGGACAGCCTGGTAAATACACCACCTTCCCGCCGATGGTTTACGCCATTGTGGATGGGCAGATCAAGTACGGCCCCGTCGATGAAGTCCAAGACCTGCCGCGAGATGTGGCCGAGATCATGCTGGCCACCATGTCCAAGTGGCTGGAAAGCATGGACACCGGCTGCGAGTGTTATCAGCCCGTGATAACCAACACCTTCACGAACAGGCGCAAAATCGCTGCAGGCAAAACACCCACCTACGACTGGCGTACCGTCAAGATCGGCCCAAAGACCGCCAAAAGCGAATCGAAAGGCGGAACGCACGCATCCCCCAGGCTGCACGATCGTCGCGGCCATATTCGCAGACTGGCCAGTGGAAAAAACGTCTGGGTCAAGGCTTGCAAGGTTGGAGATGCCAGCCTGGGCACCGTATTCCACGATTACAAAATAGAGGCGAAATGACCACAATCGCAGAACGCAAGCACATGAGCCGCGTGGCCGAGCTGGGCTGCGCTGTGTGCCACCGCCTCAACTACGGCGCAACACCGGCTGAGCTGCACCACCCAAGGCACGGCACCGGCATGGGCCAGCGTGCCAAGCACATGGACGTCATCCCGCTTTGCCCGGAACACCACCGAGGCAACACCGGCGTGCACGGCCTGGGCACCAAGGGCTTTGCCAAGCACTACGGATTCACCGAGGCCGACTTGCTGGCAGAAACACTGGAGCGACTGAAATGACATTCTTGGAACGATACTGGCCAGTCCTGCTGACCGTTGTACTTGTTGCACTTGGCCAATGGTGGGGCGTGGTGGCTCTGTATGTCTGGCTCATCTGGACGAGGTGGCTGTGAGAATTGTCCTTCCCTGGCCACCCACAGGTCTGTCCCCGAACGCCAGAAACCACTGGGCCAAGACCGCCAAGCTCAAAAAGCAATACCGCGAAGCCTGTTTCTGGCAGGCTATGGAGCAGGGCGCACGCCCGATCCAGTCCGCCAGCCTGCACCTGACCCTGACGTTCTACCCGCCAACCCGCAGGCAGTACGACCTGGACAACGCCCTGGCACGCATGAAAGCCGGTCTTGATGGCCTGGCCGACGTGCTCAAGGTAGACGACAAACACTGGACGCTGACCATCCGCAAGGGCGAGACGGTCGGCGGATTCGTAGAAGTTTACATCGAAAGGCCCACAGAATGAAACTCCCAGACCAGCTCGAAACCATCCAGATCGATGCGCTGATACCCTACGCACGCAACAGCCGGACGCACTCCGACGCGCAGGTGGCGCAGATCGCTTCATCCATCAAGGAATTCGGATTCACGAATCCGGTGCTGATTGATGGGGGGGGGGGGATCATTGCCGGACATGGCCGAGTACTCGCTGCACGCAAGCTGGGCATGAGCGAGGTTCCATGCATCCGACTGGAGCACCTGACCGACGCGCAAAAACGCGCCTATGTGATCGCAGACAACAGGCTGGCGCTGAACTCCGGTTGGGACACTGAAATGCTGAAGGTGGAGTTTGCCGATCTGCAGGAGCTCGGTTTCGACCTTGAGCTGACCGGATTCGACTTGGACGAGATCAAGGAGCTGCTGGCACCCGTGGGCACCGAAGGCCTGACCGACCCGGACGACGCCCCACCGCTGCCCGAAACCCCGCGCACCGTACCCGGCGACATTTGGGTGATGGGAAAGCACCGCCTCCTGTGTGGCGACAGCACCAGCATGGACGACTTGGCCAAGCTCTGCGAAGGGCAGCTGGTCGACATGTGGCTGACAGACCCGCCTTATAACGTGGCATACGAGGGCAAAACCAAGGACGCGCTGAAGATCAAGAACGACGAGATGGGCGACGACCAATTCCGGCAATTCTTGCGCGATGCTTACACGGCAGCCGATACGGTCATGAAGCCGGGCGCTGTGTTCTACATCTGGCACGCTGATTCCGAGGGCTACAACTTCCGAGGCGCGGCCAAGGATGCTGGTTGGACTGTCCGCCAGTGCCTGATCTGGAAGAAGTCCAGCATGGTCATGGGACGCCAGGACTACCACTGGAAGCACGAGCCGTGCCTGTATGGCTGGAAGGAAGGAGCCAGCCACCTCTGGGCGGCCGACCGTAAGCAGACCACTATCCTGGAATTCGAGAAGCCTTCCAGGAACGGCGAGCACCCGACCATGAAGCCCGTGGCCCTGTTCGAGTACCAGCTCCTGAACAACACCAAAGGCGGTGACCAAGTCCTGGACAGCTTCGGCGGCTCCGGCACCACCTTGATCGCTGCCGAGAAGAATGGCCGCGTCGCTCGAATCATGGAGCTCGATCCGAAGTATTGCGATGTGATTGTGAAGCGTTGGCAGGATTTCACAGGCAAAATAGCAACTCACGCAGAAACTGGCGAACCTTTCGCGGAGGTTACAAATGGCAAAGCAAACAGCTGAAAAATCGACCCGACTGCCTAAAAAAGA